TCGCCATAGTGATCACACCACCTGCGTGACATCCAGCTCGCCCTTGACCATGGCGGCGGCGTCCCACTGCCGCAGGTCATCACGGGTGATCACGCGGAGTTCGGTGGTGTCACGCCGCCAAGCCTCGCCGCCCTCGCGGGTGGAGGCCAACTCGTAGGTGCCCCGCGTGAACCAGACGGCGAACTGCTTGCCGTTCCCGACATAAATGGGCGCGAAGGTCTTGCCGGCTCCCGTGTCCTCACGGGACGGCAGGTAACGGTTGCTGACCACCACGACCGGACGACCGAACAGCATCTTCTCGCCAGGCCGGGTGATGTCGTCCTGCAACAGATACCGCCCCTGCGCGTCCTTCTGCGTGTCCAGCCAGTGGAACCCGTCCTGGTNCGTGATCACAACCGCAGTGCGGCTGATGGCCGGGTCCAGGTCGACGTTCAGCACCCGCTTGATGTCATCGAGGCTCGCCAGCGCCTGGGCAGGCAGAGCGTCGAGGAGCTGCACGATCAGCGTGTTCCGGGTAACGACCACCTTGCGCGCAATCCAGTCGGTGACGTAGGCCAGGATGTTCTGGTCGCTGTCCTGCAGCAACTCGTTGGTGATGGGCAGGCGGCCAGCCCGCTTCCGGAGTCGGTAGGCGATGCTCACGAACTTCGGGTTGTCAATCGCGCCAATCTGGCCGTACTCCTCGACTTCCTGCAGCGGCTGCATATCCTCGTCCTTCTCCAGGACACGGCTGCCGCTCAGGGTGCCCACCTGCTCGACCCGGATGTACTGGGACAGGTCGGCGAACTCCCGGGTGAGCTGGTTGATCCGCGTNNNNATGTCCTGNGGCACCACCAGCGAGGCATCCCCGTCGGGATCGCTGGCGACGCCGCCCTCGTGCATCACCGCCAGGACCTGGCGGCGGTAGTCGTTCACGATGCTGACTTCCTCGGCCGACAGGGGGCGGCGGCGGATGGCCTTGATGAACGCCTTGCTGTACTCGCGCTCCAGTTCCTCGCGGTCGCGCCGCTCACCGGCCGGGATGGCGGCCTCAGCCTCGCGGCGCGCCTCGGCCTCCAGCTCTTCCAGCATCGCCTTCTGCCGACGAAGGGCACGAACCTCTTCCATGGCCTTCTCGGCATCNTCGGTGCGCCCCTCAGAAATAGCGAGGCGGACGCGCTGCTCAGCGTCCGCCAGCTTCATCATCACGTCCCGAAGCTCACGGTTCATTTGCATCAACCTCCGTCAGTCAATCTTCTGGCCGGTAAGCAGCTCGAACTCCAGCTTGAGAAGCTTCAGCTTATCGCTCTTGTCCTCGGCATCATCCTCCTCCCAGGGGGCCTTGCGCCCGAATTGGTGGTAGTGGCTTTCCAAATGCCTGCGAACCTTCTCTTTGTCCTCCTCGGGAATGTCCGTCTGGTCCAGCCGCTGCGCGGCCGCGATGACGCCGCGCAAGACAACCGCCCCGTCACTGGGGCGGTGATGCGGAAGCTTCAGGTCCGTGAACCGCTCAGGCGGCATCTCGGGCGCCCATGCGAAGTGGCCTGCGATCCTGCGCTTCTCATCGTCAGACAGCTCGTCCCAGGACTTGTCCGTGAAGTCCTCCANGTCNGGNGCCTCCCAGGGCTCGTCTTCGGGCGCCTTCTTGCGTGATACATCCTCCGGCACCACGCCGTCATAGACGCGCATAGCCTCGTGGAGCCTGTCCAGNGCCTTCATGGCGCGTTCAATCGCGGCCTCGAACTGGCTGGTATCAGCGGTGAGNTNCACCACNAGCTGCGGCGCCGCGTCGACCTTTGGCCGATTCTTGAACCGCGACAGGTCCACCTCGACACCATTGACCACCATCGTTGAGCCACGAATCGAGGCGGCGACTGCCTTCTCCGCCTCGATTTCGTCTGCAAACCCAAGCTCGACCGCTTCCTCGGCGGTCATCCAGGTCTCGGCATCGAGCATCTCGATGATGCGGTCCCGCTCCAGGCCCGTCTTGTCCTCGTAGACGGCAACCAGCGACTCGCTGATCTTGTCCAGGTCGTCCGCGACCTTGCGGAGCGTGCTGGAGTTGCCCACCGCAAAGGTCCACGGCCGGTGGATCATCAGCATGGCATTGCGCGGCATNATCACCTTGTCGCCNGCCATTGCGACGATGGATGCTGCCGACGCCGCCAACCCATCCACGTACACCGTGACCTTGGCGGGGTGCCGCTTCAGCATGCTGTGGATGGCCTGCCCAGCGAAGGCGTCACCGCCGGGGCTGTTGATGAACACCTTCAGTTCCTTGATGTCGCCCAGGGCCTGCAGGTCCTCGTAGAACTGCTTTGGCGTCACTTCGTCGCCCCACCACGTCACGTCCGAGATCTCGCCATAAAGCAGAAGCTCCCCGACNTCCGGGGAGCNNGCNGCNGCCCTGAATTGCCAGAACTTACGACGCTTGCCCATCCGTTGCACCTCCGCCCGCCACACTGCCCAGGGGCACCATCGCCCCGTTCACGTATAGCTGGTCGCCGCCCGGCTCGGCCGGCAGCTCCTCCCACGCCCGCACCTCGTTCGGCTTGAGGAAGCCGCCCTGGATGCCGATCTGATAGGCCCGGTAACGGGTCTGGATGTCCGAGCGCACGATGCTGTCCACGTTGAAGCGCACGTAGTAGCCCTGCTCGATCTCGCTGGGCGTGAACAGCTTGTAGGTCAGCTCCTGCTCGTACTGCGTGAGGATCGACTGCAGCGTGTCCATGTAGAACTGCTTCTGNTGTTGCTCAATATTCGTGTGCGTNGCCCGCGACANGTCGTTNAGCTGGTGCATCTTCACGCCAAAGGCGTTGGCGATCTGGCGGATCGTTAGGTTCTCCATGATCTCCCGGAACTGGGCATCCGCCATGCTGATCTGCAGGGGCTGGAACTGATACCCGATGGGCAGGAGCGCGATCCGGTGGAAGTTCTTCAGCCCCGCCGACATCTGCTCAAACCGGCGCCGGAACCGCTCTTCCGCCTCTGGATTCAGGTCGCCGGTGTAATGGACGATGCCCTTGGCCTGAAGCCCCTGCTTGAAGAAGTCGTTGATGTACTTCGTGCCCGCAGCCCCGGCCTCGACCAACCATCGCAGGTAGGTCAGCGGGCTCACGCCAACAATGCCGTCCAGCGACAGCGCCTTGACGTGGACGATCTCGTCCGGGGCAAGCCGGACCTCCCGACCGCCAGCGCGCACGATGTACCAAACCGTACGTTCTCTGCCAAACAGCCCTTTATCGTCAATCCAGATCTCCACGCTGCGGGCATCTACTGGCCAAAGATATCGGATGCGACCCGCCTGCAGCCCGCTTTTCACAACCTCTGGGACAATGTAGCCGTTGCCGAACANGTTGCGCTGAGCCTCGACCATGCGGAACATGTCGGAGGCCGTCATGTAGGGGTTCGGCCGAGACTTCAGCAGCGGGTATAGCGGATGGTCCGGCATCTTCTCGATGCCGCGCTCACTCTCCCGGTACACCTTCAGCGGCAGCTTCGCCACGGCCTCGCTCAGGATCTTGACACAGGCATAGACCGTGGCCTCTTTCAGGGCCGACTCGCCCCGGACACTGATTTCGTCAGGGTCGATGCCCAGCCACTCCAGCAGGGTGGGATCGTTCAGCGACGCCTCTTGCTGCGTCGTCGCCATGTTGCGAACGACACGGCGAAACAGCATCAGCTACCACCCCGCTTTCCTCCGAGGCCACGGGCCAGCATGAAGCCGACACCCACCATGACGGCCCCCAGAACGTAGAGGCCCAGGATGCGATGCACGAGGAACGATGCATAAACGATTACGCCGAGNCCCGCCACGATCAGCAGGTCCTCGGCGTAATCGGCCAGCCACCGGCCAACTCTAGCCCCAAAGCTTCTCCAGGATTTCGTCTGTGGCGTATCGGTTCGGGTCATANGCGCTCTCCGTTTCGTGGTGCATCGCCCGGGCGTGGGCGTTGATCAGCGCAGCCACGGGGTCGATGCGTTCCCGGCTCTTGGCCTTGTCCAGCATGATGTTGCCGTTGTGGTCCTGCCGCTCTACGGCGTTTCCCATCGC